ATCGAGATAACTGGAAGAGTAGAGACGGTCTGTCATCCATCCTTGTTTGTGTGAATGAGGTTTCCTTCCGTTGTTCATAGAAGTACATCTGAGAATTAATGATTGCCACACTGTTATGCGTGTAATTCTTCCCCAGACTAAATTTCAACCCACAGGCCTTAGTTACCTCTTTCCATTTACTATACAGAGTGTCATCATAGCACCAGAACAGGATGTCATCCCCGTTCACGCACATAGGCAACTCTGAAAGTAATAGATACTCATTCGATCGGAGTAGACCGTTTTCACGGAAAAACTCCTCGAAGGCGACCTTCGTCGCAGCCAGATTGATCAGGCAGAGTATAGGAAAGGAAGTAGGTGAGCCCATAAGTTGTCCCCATTGTTGTTTATAGTAGACCCCTTTAGATTCGTATTTTAACTCGTGTTCCGTGAGACATCGCTTTAGAACTAGTTGATCTTCGAGTGGAATTCTTAGACGTTGGCAAATTGCTTCGTTAGCAAATTCGCTTAATTGCGGATGCAACAAATCAGTCGCTGACTCATAATCCCCAGAAACAAAGAACCCATCTCCATTATGTTTGAAGAAGGGTGAGTTTCCGAAGATCTGACTTAAATAAGCCGAGTCACACGGTTGTCCGATAAGTTTACAGTTTAATTGTTTCCGCATGCGCGAATGAATGACCGACTGCCACCTCCGAGCGAGATGGTACTGATCTGCATCCCCCTTTGTTATGGTTCGAACTTTGAATGCTTCCAAAAGTGGAATCACCTGAGCTTGAACATTGTCCTTACCGTATGAATGTGAACGTGAAGCCTTTTCGGCCTCGAGATAAATCTCGGGGTCGTGTGGGACTCGCACAGAGCACACCTTGTATTTGTATGAACAATAGGAGTGTAGATAACCCTCATCGGGTTCCGGTAGTGAGTAGGTCTCTCCATGTTTAGTTAGGAGGTCCCCAACCGCGCCACCCCTTGCACGTGAACATCCCAAGGATGCTCCCATAGAGGGTAGTCGGGAAGGAGGCTTTGCCTCGTGAGGAACTTTGTATTCTTTAACCTTTGTGATCCCTGTCCGTTTGTTAATTTTTATAACAGTGTGATCGTCCTGAACTGGGAGTGGACCGAAAATATCATCGGCACACAGTTCAATCGCTTTTTTTATCAGCTTATCGAACTTTTTTGTCAGTGGATCTGAAGAATGAGGTTGACATAAGATTTTCTTATGCTTGTCCAAGTTTTCCTCAATAAAACTGTCATCAACGGGTAGAGAGGCGCTCTTTGTTGTGTAAATATCTTTAGTAATCATCATCATAAGTTTTCGCATTCCAACCGATTTACCGGCCTTGTACTTAGTCTTACATAGATTAACCCAAGATTTCTCAATCCCCATGTACTTATAGTTAGTAAGTCCAAGAGTCTTAACAAAGTCTGGCACTGGTGGCAATTCCTTTTGTTGAAGTGAGACGGCCCATAAGGTCGCTGAACTCCATTTACAAAACTTTTCCATCAGACCATACCTTGCGAGAACAAAGTAGATCCCTAGTATGTCACTTAGGTTGTTAGTTCCTAGAAACGAGGTAAGACCTTCACTGATCTTTCTTCGTGTCAACATCGTATTCCCCTCGTAGTCCTCACGTAAAGCCATTTCCCATAGTTTAAAAGTATTTGCATACCATTGTACCATGTGTTGTGCCTTCACGTAGTGTGCGACCGGAGGTTGGTCAAGATTGATCGCCAAGGTAGTACGACTACAGATAAGTGTTTGAATCTCATCATGTCGCTTCTTCACTGTAGCCAAATCCCACGAGGGGAGTACGGCTAAGCCCTGATCAAGTTTTTCTAACTTGGACCAGAGCAACAGAGAAGAAGAGGTAATCGGGGGGATTCGGCTGGGCGAGCCAGGCTCATTTCTGAGTCCCCCATTTCCTGAGTGACCTTCCTCCGCAAGGAGGTCGGTGTAGATTGCAAGTAGCACAGATGTTTCGCTGTCCATAAACTTTGATTGATTTGCCATTTCGGTAAATTGAGATTAGTCTATAGTGGAACGTGTCTGTACAGTCTTGC